TCTCCTCGGCGAGGTTCGCGTAGAACTCGCTGTCGCCCGGCGCCTCTTCGTCGCCGAGACGCACGATCGCGCCACCGTCCTCGGTGTCCTCGACGTCGGATACCTCCTCATCGATCTCGACCATCTCGCCTTCGGGCTGTTCGTCTTCATCCATGGCTCAGTCCTTCAAGCGGCGTATGGGTTCTGGAGGATCTTCGGTGGCGGCCTGTCGACAGCCACCTTCTTGGTTTCTTTTACCACCGACACCAGTCTCTTGTCGATGCACAGCCGCACGCACTGCGTCATGGCGTCGACGTAGTCGTCGTGCTTGATGCTGTTGGGGCCGGTGAACGCGCAGAGCTGGGCCAGCATCGGGTCGACCCACGTGCGCGGCCGGCCGGGGAACTTGTCGCTCTCGGGCAGCCAGACGCGCTTGCGTGCGAAGATGTGGCTGACCATGTGCAGGCGGGCGAGTTTATCCGCGCGGCCGGGGTTGTAGGCGTAGGCCTCGATGCCCTCGCGCTCGAGCATCTGGCGCAGGCTGATGCCGCTGCCCTTGTCCTCGATCAGGCACAGGTCCGGCTTGCGGCCCGACGTGAGCGGCTTGGCGCCGCCGAACATCGGCTTGATCAGCGCCACGTCCTGATCGTCGCCGTAGCTGACGTTCAGCTCCTTCTTCACGCGCCTGATCAGGTCGGGCATGCCCACCTGCTCGGACCAGCAGTCGAGCAGGAGGAGCTGGCTCAGGCCATCCTTGTCGTGGAAGCTGCCGATCACGACGCACGCCGTGCTGTCCGCGTCGCCCTTCTTCTTGTCGTAGGTCGCCTCGGTGAATGCGGTGTCGAGCGACAGGATGATGTAGTCGAGGGCGGGCAGCGGCTTCTTGGCGGGCCAGAGCCGGAAGTCCGACCGCTTGATGATGCCGGTGTCCTCGGGGTCGATGAGCTCGCCGTACAGCTCCTGTCGGCCGATCGTCGTGCCCTCGTACTGTTCGATCTGCTTGAAGAAGCTGTCGGGCAGGTTCGCCTTGTTGTCGAACGTGCTGCCGCGCACGATGATGCGCCCCTCTTGCGGTGCGCTGAGCTTGCGGATCAGGTCTTTCGGCTTGGGCGTCGTCGTCCACAGCACCTGCGGCTTGGCACCCAGTCGCATCCCGAGCATGGCCATATCCCACGTCTCCTGATCATACTGCCATGCGGCCAGCTCGTCGAACCACCCACGGCAGTGCTGCGGCCCCCGGAGCCGCTCGGGCCGCTCCCCAGTGAAGCCACGTATGGTGCTGACGCCGCCGGCGACGTTCTTGAGCTTGATGAACATGCCCGACTTGTTGTGCTCGATGAGGAGCTCTGGCGGCAGGACGCTCAGGATGCCGCTCTCACCCTCCATGCACGTGATGGCAATGTCCCCGTAGGTGGGCGCTATGACGCAGCTGTCGAAGCCCGACGGATCCTCGAACGCGGCGCGCGTGATCCACTCGGCGCCGACGCGCGTCTTGCCGAAGCCTCGGCCGGCGAGGTAGCCGCACTCGGCCCAGTCGCTCTTCTGGACGATCTGGTTCGGCCGCGCGGTCTCACGCCACCGGCGTTGCCAGTCGAGGTGGACACGCTGCTCAGGGCTGAGCTGCGCCAACAGGGAGGCCGTGTTGGTCACGGGGTCCGATACAAGTCGAGCGCGTCGCGAAGCTGTGCGTTCATCTCGCGGATCTTATCGTACCGATCGGCAAGCAGGTCGCAGCGATGGCTCACGCTCGCTACGGTGCGCGCAGCGTCTGCAGCGTCTGCCTCAAGTTGCGCGTTGCGCTGCTCGAGCTCGGCGATGCGTCGCCACGGCCGCCAAATCACTTGCCGTCCCTCGCACGCAACGCCTCAGACAACGCGAGGGTGAGCGCGACGTTGTCGACGTTGCTGTCGATCTTGAGCGTCTCGCCCTCCTTGTTGCCGACGTCGACAGTCTGCTTGGGGCTGTATTTCTTAGGGTTCCAGCAGGCCAGCAGCTTCAGCCGCGTCTCGACCTGCGCACGCTTCCACTGCACGTGGCCCGGGTCGATCTTCCCGTCGACGCGCGCCGGCTCTGCATCGATCAGGGCGAGGGCATGATCCGCGATGGCGTCACCGCCAACCTCGCGCGCGGTCGCGTACGCGACTGCCAGCGCTTCGTCCGCCGCTACCCACTTGCCCCAGTTGACCGGGTGAAACCCCAACTCACGACCCAGCGCAGCCAGCGTCTCACCCAGAGCGAGGCGCTCAAGGACTTCCGCTTCGAGTTTTGGGGTGCGCTTTGTCGGCGTGGGCATACTCTGCGTGCTCCGCTAAGTGGCAGGACTACCAGACCCCCTAGATACGCCCGATCACCGCGCACCGCAACCCTCACAGCAACACTGCACCGCCACGCAACGTGATGCGCCCCGCTTCAGCGAGAGATCCGATCGCCCTGACTACGCGCTGCCTCCGCGTGTCTCGCCCGCCTCGCCCAGCCGGAGGCAGCAGGGCAACCGCGTGCGAGACGACGTGCTCCACCCCGATCTGGTCGCCCACCAAGCTGACCGCCTCCAGCGCCTCGAGCACCGCCCGCTCGTTCAAACCGACGTGCGGGAGCGCCTCCTGCCGCTCCCTCAGCTCCAGCCTCTCCCGCTCACCGGCGCGCTGCTCTGCGGTCTTCCACGCGCCCACCATACCCGTGCTGAACCCATACTTGTGCGCGACGCAGCACCGCGTCAGGTGTGGCGACGACATCCACTGGTGCACCTCCTTGGTCGTCACCAGATACTCCTGACACTCGACGACCGCGCAGGGCGCCTCCAGATCCACGAACAGCCTGAACTTACCGCGATGGCTGAAGGGCCGCACGGCCACCACCGTGTACGGCTGCTCGATGTCCGGCAACACGCACCGATCCCCGACACCCCACCGGCCGCCCTTGTGATCCTCGATGAACGCATTCACCTCGTCAGCATTGCTCCACATAGAAATCTCCTTCCACCACCAAATACACTGCAACACGGATTTATACAACACTTTACTAGCACCATGCACCGCGACACCGGCAACTTGGAAAAGAAGGTTAAGTGCCGGTGCACGGTGCACGTTGCAGTTTGCACCGCGCAACGCACTGCACCGTGATGCGTTGCGTTGCAGAAGTTGCACTATTTTAGCCCCAATGCACTTTTTTGCACATACCCACTTGCAACCCCTGCTTGCATATGCGAGAAGAGCTCATCAGCAACCAAGGAGACACCGACATGACGATCACCCTCACCGCCGCCCGCCCGTGGATCTCAGAGCGCACCGCCGAGATCAACGCCGCCGCCGACGCCATCACCGCCCTGAACATCGGCGACGGTGTCAGCGTCTCGGTCTGGACCGACGTGGACGCCTACACCGTCGTCAAGAAGACCGCGACGACGATCACGCTCCGCGCCGACACCGCCACGCTCCTTAACCGCGACGAGCTGCGCTTCTCCGTTGGTGGCTTCGCTGCCCACTGCGACAACCAAGCCGACCAGCGTTACTCGTACGCAGCCAACCCCGACGGCCGCGAGATCAAGATCAGCCTGCGCCGCTGGGCTGACGAGGAGGGCAACGAGCGCCGCACGTGGAAGCGCGTCGGCACCAAGACCTTCGAGCAAGGTGGCAACGCCTACGCTGGCCGCCGCGCCTTCCACGACTTCAACTTCTGACACCGCCGCCCCGGGGGCACACCACCCCCGGGCCAGCCCCTAAACCAAGGAGACACCACCATGCGCTTCGGAGACATCAGCATCGACGCCGGCATCGGCACCACGCTCACGCACCACGCCGAGCGCCGCAGCCTCTACTTCCAGCCGGGAGACGAGGCGGGCGACCTGCACGACGCGCTGGAGGCCACTGAGGCCGCGCTGGAGGCCAGCGGCGTCACCTACACCTACGCCGACGTCCTCGCGGCCGTGTGGGACGACTACAGGGACGCAGGACAGGAGATCGACACGTGAAGAAAGAAGAACTGAAGCATGATCTGTTCGTCGCAAACCTTGCCATCAGGCGACTGCGCGAAGAGGTGAGCGACTGGGCCAAGCGTTACGACATTCAGAACGCGGCCCTCGTCGATCGCGACGCCAAGATCAGGGTGCTGATCGACAGCCTCACCCTCGCCACGCGGTCCGCCGCGCAGAACGCCACGGAGACACCGACATGATCAGCAAGAAGATAACCGCCCTCGTGGCGCAGGCGACCGACGATCGGGTGCTGTACCACCTGCGCCGCGCCCTCAGCGCCGCCCTCCAGTCGGAGGAAGTGAAGCCGGTGCCGACCAACATCGAGCTGGCAGACCGCAACTGGTCCATCTGGCGCGACCACTACGTCAACAACGTCAACAAGGCCGATCTGGCCCGGCAGCACGACATCACGAAGACCCGCATAACTGGCATACTGGGCAAGCAGATGCGGCGCGTCATGCAGGTGATCCGCTGGGACCACGGGCACTATGGCAGGCCGATGCGAGAGGCACTGCTGGGCGTCGAGGTCGTCTGGCGGGCGGGCGAGCCTGACTATTTGCGCATGCCCGACGGCCGCGAGGTTCTGTTCAACGGCATGCCCTACGACCGCTAGTTCCTGTTCAACGTGATGCCCTATCATAAATAATAGTCGCCGGCGCTGTTGACACCTATCAAGCACCCACTTACAAGGGGTCATCAGCAACGACCAACCGGAGACACCGACATGTACGCCACCCGCTGCACCTGCACCGAAGCCCAGCTCACCTTCGTTGGTTGCGACTGCGACCACACCGGCCCCGTGAAGATCATCAAGTCGTTTGACGAAATTGCCGCCGAGCAGGATCTGGCCCACTCGCAGTACCTCGCCGACGAAGCCGCCAAAGAGCGCGCGTACTGGGACGCCCAGTACGCCGCCGCCCAGCTCGACACCTTCGTCGACCCCCGCGAAGATTACGCGGAATGGGCGCTCGAAGCTGCCAAGCACCAGTAAGCAGCAACGGATGCACACCACCCGGTGGTGCGCCCCATCAGCAACCAAGGAGACACCAACACCATGACGATCACGCCCACCCTCAACATCAACGGCACCAGCGCCGCCGACCTCATCGACCCACGCCGCGCCGCCTTCGACGCCCTGACGAACGTCATCATCATCCTGAAGCAGGTCACGCCGCACGGCCGCGACTATCCCGGCAACGCCGACCGCTGCGACGCAGACCGGCGCGAGCACTTCGACCGCCTCTTGACGCTGAACACGCTCCGCGAGCAGATTTACGCCGAGGCAGTCGCCATCAACCGCAACAAGGGAGACGCAGCATGACCTTCACGTATCAGAAGCCCTTCGGCCCCGGCATGACCCCGGCCAAGCGCGACCGCCAGAACATCCACGGCGACATCTTGCAGCTCCAGCAGAAGGTGGCTCGCGACCTTGCCGAAATGGAAGCTGCCCCAGATCGGTGGAACACCAGCAAGCTCGCGGCGCGCCGCAAGACCCTCGCAGATGCCGAGGCCCGCTTCGCCCGCTGCGAGGCCCGCATAGCCGCCGAGGAGGTCGCATCGTGACCCACCACACCCTCACGGAGCTGCTGGTGCGCCAGAGGCGCCAGCAGCGCATGGCACAGCGGCTGGCCGGCATGATGGCCTGCGCGTGGCTCTTGCTGACCGCCACGATGATCGCCGGCTGGATGCTGACATGGTAGACCCCGAGCGCCACGGCAAGCGCCACCTGAGCTATCGGCAGTCCATCGTGCTGCTGGCGGCTATCCTGCTGGCGTTCGCCATCACCCTCGCACCGTGGGCGCTGCCCATGCTGCCGTATCGATGAGGAGACCGACCAATGACTAAGATCGAGAAATTGAAGGCCGAACTCGACGCCGCATACGACGACCGAAACGCCGCCCTTGACGCCGCCCGAGACGCTTTCGACGCCGCCCGAGACGCTTTCAACGCCGCCGTAGACGCCGCCAATGCTGACCGGGACGCCGCCATTGCCGCCTACCTCGCCGCCCTTGCAGCGCCATCAGCGCCGCCTTGGTGGCGAACACCTCGCAGCGCAAGAACAGGAGCAGACCGATGACTGAGATTGAGAGACTGAAGGCCGACCGGGACGCCGCCGTATGCGCCGCCCTCAACGCCTTCGACGCCGTTGTATACGCCGACCGCGACGCCGCCCTTGACGCCGCCCTTGACGCCTTCGACGCCGCCCGCGCCGCCTCCGTTACCTACCTCGCCATTCTCGCAGCGCAAGAACAGGAGAAGAACAATGACTGATCTGGAAAAACTGAAAGTTGCACGGGATGCCGCACTCGCAGCCCACCACGCCGCAGGTGTCGCGCGCGACGCAGTCCTCGACGCATACGATGCCGCAGCCATCGCCGCCGACGCCGCGCGCGCCGCCTCCGCCGCCGTCCGCGACATCTACGCCACTTACAACGCCATTCTTGCAGCACAAAAACAGGAAACCCCCAATGAGTAAGACACATGGCGAAACGGATAATGGACTACAAGATCGACCCGCTATTCAGGACGCCGGGGTTGCCTCGCATCCTGCAATTGCGACAGATCAAAGCGCAGACATATATGACCCCCGGCGAGCAGCGGGAGTTGAAGCGCCTCGAGGAGACGCAACAGACGATCGAGTTCCTGTTTCACCGGGGAAAGCGAAACGCCGCAAGGCGAAAGCCAAAGACATCGTGATCGGCGCAGAGAAACCGGCCGCGCTCAAGCACGGGCGCCGCATGCAGAGCCGTACCGCCAAGGGCGAGGCGCAACAGTCTCACCGCATTTGGGTAGCCGACGCATACCTCACCGGGAGGCAGACGATGCGAGAGTTGGCCGTGGAAAACGGCATCTCGGTGTTCACCGTGCGCGACTGGGTCCGCGATCGCCGAGACAGCTTCCTCGTCGACCCCCACCTGCGCCCGGCAGACGTCGTCGTGAAACGCGAGATACAGAGCAACGCGGCCATCTCGATCGGTGTGTTTGGAGCGGGCGGCAGTATGTCCGACGAGGGCGTCAGGCGCGCCACGCGCGACCTAGAGAAGGCCATCGTGAAGGGGCTGGCGGCACGGGGGTTGTCCCCGTTGCCCTACCGCAGGGAGATCAAGGCATGACACGCGAAGTTGAGATACTGCACCGCAGCGCGGCCGCTCTGGCCGCCATGGACGCCGCCAAGCGCGCGTTCAAGGCCGCCGAGAGCGAAGTGCAGCGCATGTGCCGAGAGTACGAGAGCGTGTCCGGTGCGCGCGGACTGGCACCCCACCATCTGGCGCAGAGTTGCCGGGCACGTGGGATCGAGGCGTGAGTAGGCCCGTCTACGAGAGCGATGCGGATCGCAGCAATCAGGCGACCGTCATCGCCAAACTGGAACGCGCCTTCTT